TCTGTGCAGGTGTTAGACCTCCCTTGTTACTTGAAGGTAAAGATATTCCTAATGCTAATTTCATTTCTTAGTTTTTGTATGCAATAGCTAAACCACTTGTAAGTGTAATTGCAGTTATCTTTCCAAACAAAGTCATTCCTGCATCTACAGTTGTGTGTAAGTTACTAGAACCTGTTGAATCAGTTATAGTAATAGTAGATATTACACTTTCTTTACAAAGTATATTGCATAGTAATCTTTACTTGTTTGTGCAGCAGTTGTAAAAATATCTACTCCACCTAATTGACCTAATTGTTCATTTAATAATGCTTGTGTATTTTTTATTCCCATTTTTTTTATTTATTTAACTAACGTAAACGTAATTTGTTTGTGTAGGTCTAACATATTCTTCATATTGTACCTCTTCCCCACCTGTTGGTTCTTTTATATATAATTTTCCTAATTCTACTAATCCTTGCACTACGCCCTTAGAACTGCTTGGAGGGGTTAATACATCTGTTTCTGTTATTGGTGCTTCTCCTGCGCTTAAACTAGGGCTAGGAGATGCCCAACTTACTTCATATACTTCATAAGACCAATATCCATTAGGCATAAAGTTAATATCTCCTGTAAATACATCTTGTAATGCAGTTGTACTTGGTGTCATACTAACTTTAGTGTATCTATTATTTACTAACTGACTTTGCCCATAAGCATAAACTACATTTCTATCCATATTATTAGTGAACTTAAACAGAAACCTAATCTGTGAACTAGGTACTGACCTATCTAATCTTCTTTCTTCCGTTGTAGTGTAAAAAGTATAAGGTTGTCCGTATTGTCCGTGTATCATAATATATAATAGAAAAACATTGATTTTGTTTGGAAAAAAAAAGAACTACCTAAGTAGCTCTCTTTAAATTATATGTAAAACCTTATTATGAAGTTACAATAGTTATAGGTGCGCCTGTATCAAGATTGTCTAAAGGTGTTGCAGTATAGTCAAGAACAGTTTGCATTGGTGCAAATTCTGAACCATCAAATGTCCAATCGTAACCATTTAAATCCGTAAAGGCAGCCCCTGACATATTAGAACCTGCATTTAAGTCTAATCCATTAGTAGCACCTAAACATAATATTACATTATGGTCATTAGATGCTAAAACTTGATTTAACTGAACAAAACAAACCACTTGTGATTGAGCCATAAGTTTAAGTTCATTTTGGTCTTGTGTGCTTAATCCTGTTAGTTTTAAATTCAATGTTGGAGCATAGACCACAGTTCCATTTTCCGTGGAACCTGTTATAGTCTCTGTAACACTCGCATTTCCACGCCTAATAGCATATCTATATACAGAGTTAGTTCCCATATCTACATCTGTTACTTCTGAACTAACAGTAGTAATAGAAGTTATTTCTGTTAATTTAGCAAAGTAAACGTACTTTACTCCACCAATTAAATTCCTGCAGGGTATTCCCCTTCCGTGCGTTAAATCACAAGCCATATTTATTTTTTTTAAAAGTTAAAGAAAGAGAGATTTTACTCTCCCTTTCTATTAATTTATTTACTATTGTTGATGTACTATTTCAGCACCAATTCCTACCTGAACTCCACCTGTGTACTTAGCAATAAATCTTAAATTCTCACTTCCATCTAAAGGACTCATATCTAGCATTTTCAGCATAGTCGTGTCACTTAAAAGGTCAGTTCCAAAGAAAAGATTAGAAGTTTGTGCAGCTACTAATTGGTCATCCGGCATACCATAAACAACTGCTAACTTGATTCCCTCAAATGTAGCTTCGTATTCGTTATTCATTGAGTACATATTTACATATCCTAAAGTAGAGATAGCTGAAACATATAATCTGTAAGTTTTCCAGTTCATATATATTCTTAAATCTTCTCTACCATAAACTGTAGATGGGATTGCAGCAGCAATAGTTTGTAAGTTTTCAATGATATTTGTAGCACTATAAGCTACAGCAGCACCTCCTGCGTTAACAGTTGGTACAGTATTACCATTTACTGCAAAAGCACCTGTAGCAGCAGTTAAAAACCCTTCAAACTGTCCGTTAGTTGCAGCAGCACCTGACCATACAGAACCTTCAACTCCATCAGCAATATGTTGTGTGAAGTAAGAGATAACATAGTCCTCAAATTTAGGTGCGTTTCTATTCCAAGCACCTGCCTTCATTTGCTCAGCTTCCCAACCTGAAAGTAAGTCTAACTTACAAATCTCCATATTTATTTGTAGATTCTTTGGAGTAAGGATAGATTCTGTTAAAGCAAGATTTCCGTGATTAGTAAAGTTACAATCTGCGTTTCTTACTAAAGATGAACCTGCCATCTTCTGAATGTTTTCCTTAAACTTGATATTTTGTAGAACTGTTAAGTGTTCTAATGATGTTGCTTCTTTAAGTGCAGCCGAAATATAAAATCCTGCTGCCTTTCCTGCGTAATTACTTGTAAGTGTAAAAGCCATTTTTAGTTATTTTTTTAATTAATTATTTTGTTATGTTATATAAGATTCTTTCTCTCTTAGTCATTTTTCTAAAATCAGGAGTTAAATCTTTTTTGTCTGTGCTAAATTTGTTAGTGTCTACAGGAGAATCAGAAGGTTCTTGAGATAACTCAATTACTTTTTTATTTAATTCATCTATCTTAGCTTGATATTCAAATTCTACTTCTTCTGTAGTTTTAATCTTTTTAGGAGAACTACTAGTATCAGAATCCATTTCTTCTACCTCATCATCTCCACCATCTTTATCTCTTTTAAGGTCTGCAACTGCATCTTCAAGATTTTGGATTCGTTTCTCCATACCTGCCCAATCTTCAACATCAGCTTCTTTACCATCATCTTCAGCCATTTCTTCTTCTTCTTCAACAGGTGCGCCTTCAGTTTCTTTTTCTACTTCATCAGTATATAGTTCAGCAACTACACCCTCTTTAACAACAGAAAAAGCTAGACCTTCTTCAGTCTTATATTCTCCTTCAGGTAATAAAATTGTAGAACCATCTTCTGTTAGAACAGAAATGTCTGAACCTGCTTCTAAAGTTTTAGCAGTTGATACAATAATTGTACCATCTTCTAATTTCGCTTGAAATTCTAAATTAACTTCTGCTTGTTTATCATTTAGACCAAGTGCTACCAATATTTGCTTTTTTAAATCCATAGTTAGTTTTTTATATTATATAATAGAATTATTTATTGTTTGTTTGATTTTTAACATCGTTTATGATTTCATTTAATGCTGATAGTATTTCTTCATTAGTTGGTTTAACTGTTTCTGACATCTTTTCCATTTTATCAATAAAGAATCCTTCTATGCTTAAACCCTTCAATTCTCCATCTTTAATCTTATTCCAAATTTCATCATTCTCTATTTTCATAGATACAAACCAAGTTCCGTTTGGAAGGTCATAGCCATAAAGTTTAGATTTATCCATATCTCCTTCTTTTATCCACGATTCAGTAGTTAATACTCCTGAAACTCTATCTTCGTGCTGATATGTAGCTTTATGATGATTGTTATGTTTCAAATAAAGCTGACTAGCTTCTCTTACAGTATCTTTAGAGAAATAAACATAGTAGTCAGTATCTGTATTTGGGTCGTGTCTAAAAATCTGTTTATTTGGTATTAAAGCAGGACTAACCAACATTCTTTTCTCCTCATCTATCTTAGCAAATGTTAAATTAGTTTTTTCCTTACCAAAAAAAACAAAGTCTTGCTCTATTGCAGGGCTTGTAACCAAACTAATAGCATCAATAGTAAGTTCTTGACTTTCATCACTAATAATTAACTCTACTATCTTAGTAGACTTTAAATTCTTATAATGTTTAGGGTTAGCTATTTCACAAGCATCTTTTGAATCGTATTTACACTCTCCATTTTCTCCCCACTTCCATTTTCCGTTATCACATTTTGTACAAGGCATATAATATAATAGATTTAATTAGTTATTATTTGATTTTTAAATTGTTGCTCTCCTTCTAATGTAAGCTAATTTGTTTTGATTTTCTGTAAGACTATCTGTAACTACATAGGCTTGAACAGGTTGTTGTTCTTGAGTATTACCTAACTCAAATTTACCACTAAGCATTTCAGGTGCAGGTGTTGATGAATCGCCACTAGGGATTGAACCCCCT